TTCTGGAAAGACAGGCGGACGGACGTTTCATCCTCGCTTACCTCCGCATTCACATTAAACAACGTGGAAGCGTCCACCTCGTTAAAACGGGCGGTTACAACCTTGTTTTCTACCGGATTGGTGGAATCTAAGGACAAAGTTTCGTCCACTTCCAGGATATCCACGTTTACATTCACATTACCGGTCGCGTCCGGCGTCTGCTTCTCGCCGTTTACCGTTACACTCTTTACCGTTCCTTTGCCGCCGAACTCTTCCCAGCTCGCCTCCTGATCCCAGACAGCCGGGTCGGTTCCGGTAAATTGCCACGTCTCCCATTTGCCGAGTGATGTTTCAAAGGTGATAACACGCCCCCGGCCGCGTTGTTTCTCCGGTACCGCGGCAATGGCGGAAGCAAGAGTATAGAAACCTTCCGTTAGTGGCATGTTACCGGTTACGTTATAGGTATTTCCGCCGGCCGAACCGCCGCTGCCGAAATCCTCCCACTTTTCGGCATTCTCAAAATCTGTGTCCGGATTGCCTCTAAATTGTTTCGTCACCCAGCCGTCGGCAGTAAGGAAAGAAAGGATTACACCGTTTTTCCGGACATTGTTAATCTTTCCCGCCGTTTTCAATGCTGCAAATACCCCCGACAGATCACTATAAACGGTACCAGCGTTCAAAAGGTTGTTCACGTTGGTAAAAGTTGAAACCTGGAGTCCGGCCGTCTGCTGCAACTCCTGTTTTATTTTGTCACGGTCTACCTGCAATGTGCTTATGTCATCGGAACAACTGGTTATATCCTGGGACAAACTTTTCAGTTTTCCCCAAAGGGAACCGTCTTCACTTTCCGAACTGTCTTCGCTGCCGATACGAGCGTTGATATCGGCCAGCAATGCGGCAAGCGAATCACTGTCTTTAAGCCCGTTCAGAAAATTAAGAATCTCGTTAAAGTTGTCGATTGCCTGCGAAGCGTTGTTACCGACAAGTCGGTCGATACGTAAAGAAACGGCGTCTATAGCCTTCTGTAATGCTGCATCGGCGGCAATGCGGGCGGCTTCCTCCACCTCGACTTCCTTACCCTGGGAAACCAGTTTCAGGTTTACGTTTAAAAAGTCAAGAACCGCCGCCACCATTTGGTTAGTAACGCTTCCCGCGTCCTCTGCGGTTTCAATGACTATAATAAGATCATCGATATACTCCTGTGTTGCCATATAGATACATTAATTAAATTGTTTACTAAATTCTTTGGAATGAACCTTCGGTTTCCGGTAGCCGCTTTCCGTAATTTCTCCCGTCCAGTTGGACTCTTTGTCGGTAAACGTGAGTTTTAACGTCACGTTCTGCGGTGCGTCCGGACGGACACGGTAAGAAAACTCTTCCGCCGAAGGAATTACTTTTATCTCTTCTCGACCGTAACCGGACAGGTAGACATCATCAGAGGAAAGCAGATCAAGAAGAAAACGTATTTCCTGCGGGCATTTGAATCCCGTCTTAATCGTTACGGCTTCCTGTATCTCCGTCCGTATGCGATCCGAATAATAATCATCGGTAATTTCATCGTAACGCCGGAAAACAGCATCTTCGTCTTCATCCATGCCGGGAGTTACGCTCGCTTCGCCTTCCAGGGAAAACACTTCGTAAACCCCGTAACTGTTCAGGAACCGGAGCCGGTAACGCTCGCGGACCGTCGGGCTTTGCTCGATCCCGATCCGGAGAGCGAACGTATCACCGCTATACACGTCAAAAAGGTTGGCCAGTACCCCGTAATCGGTAAAGAATTTAAGTCGTACGGCCTCCAGGTTCAAGGCGTAGAAATTCCCTGCCGTGCCTGGTATTGCAAGGCTTTGCCCGGTAAGAAGTTCCGTTATTTTCAGTTCGTGTTCCGGATAGATGAAACAAAGCGGATAAAGTTCCGTCTCGCGCATCATTATACGCCAGTCGTTGCTCCGCGTAGTAAAAAAGAAATTGCAGGATTCATTCAAGAACTTCAAAGAAAATATATCAGTCCCCATATTTCGAAGACGTTTAAACTCCTTCTTGGAAATTCCCCCTTTCCAGGCTGTAAAAGACAGGTTATCCTCTTCCCCTCCCTCATTTACCACATGTATAGTTACTTCTGCCGACAAACCGGAAGCGGCAAGTATAGGCCCCGTATTATTCGATAAAATCCGTGCGCCTGTTATTCCGGTTTCGACAATCTCGGCTATATTAACACGAAATTCACCTATTCCGTTTCCTTTGAAGATTTCTTTATAATTCATCCTGATACTGTATGTAGCCATAGAACAAGATGATACAGACAAAAAAATAGGATTACGCGTAAAAGCATTTCCCGTCGGATATATATTCACCTTTAAAGCTTCGTCGCTGGCACTCATTGTATTGCTATTTTAGTTACGATAAAACTGCCTATTAACTCATGCTGCATCTCCAGAGAGGATATAAAGCGATCCCTGGCAGCCGAAGGATTTACCATAAACTTATAAAAGTCCGTAAGTCGGCCCGAATGGTTTTCCCTCCAGAGATTATAAAGCTCCGTTACTTGTGACGTGGACGGAGCAAGTATGATATTATTCTGCTTTTCCATGGTGCAAAAGTTGGGGTTATGAAAGGAAGAATAAAGGACGGGATTAACCGGAATATACAACAGAGACAAAAGTGTCCGTATATTCAAACTCGGATTCATACGTAACATCCCGATATATACCGGGATCATGAATAGTACTTCCAGAGTAGTAGATACTTATTATTGCTGTTGCTTTACATTTATAGTTTCTTTGCAATATAGTTCCCGCTTCCTGGGGGTAATTTTCAACCAGATATTTATCATCGTTACGGGTTGTATATCCGTCAAGCGAGTAAGTTATTGATTTCATTTCGCTTACAGCCGTCGGCCTTTTGTTCCATTCGTCCCTTGCCTGTTGTAAAATCCTGTACTTTTCATTTTCTTTTGCAACTTCTATATTGGAACTTCTAAATTCCCATGTAAAAAGCCTGGAACCAAAGGCAGGAGTTTCCTGCTCCTTATTCAAATCGTACGGACCAATGAGACGAAGCGTTCTTAATATCAGATCAACGGATACAATCTTATTTGCCGGAAGAGAATAAGAAAGCCCGTCAAAAAGTAGATATTGTCCTCGAAGTATTATCGGTGTTAGTATATCCACACTCGTAAGCCGGTGAACCGGTATCAAGGCGTTTGCTTCTATCTTATTGAATGAATGTCTTAATATAGCGTCGTATTTCCTCCAGAAATTAAAAAACAAACCATTATCATATTGAAAAAATAACGATATTGTATGCTTGCTTCCGTCTTTTAATATAACCTCTTCGGCATCAGAGGTGTAAGGTAATACAGAACCGAAAGGATATTTACTATTTTGGGAAGAAGTAAACGCAAACACGAAGGATAACGGCGTTTCTACCTTCTCCGAGTCTTCATCGTTATTATTAGAGGAAGTTTTAAGATACGTGTAACGGTGCACATAATCGGCCAAATATTGAGGGGAAAGAATGTCATTCGGGGCAAAATCCATTGGAACGCATTCGTCGTCGCTGGTTAATTCGTTATCTTCGATATTGTCGGTCTTCCGATCCCAGGAAAAGAAACTTGATGAAGAATAAGTAAGGCGGTTATTATCTTCATCCCATTTAAACCACCGGCCCGTTGTTTCCTCATAATTAAGGTGTATCACCCTTTTAGATACATCAACTTTAGTTAATCTTGCGACTTTCTGATCCTTTAAATAATCTTCAAAACGTTCAACAGAAGGAGCCGCCCCGGTAAAGGAAGTTTTAGCCGATAACTTCATTTGTCGGGCTGTTTCATAAGTTATTAAAGGTTCATCCGTCAAACTACAGGATAAATCAATGTCCGGAACATCATCCACAATATCCCGGATCAATCTTAACGTGGCTGTTTTCGTATCGGAAGAAACATTATAAACCAGTCCGAAACGCACATGTAGGGCGTTTAAAAAGTCCTCTACCGTGCAATCCGGCATCAAATCGGCATAAGAAAGTTTCCCTTTAACACAACAGTCGGCCGCATTATTCAATATTACCAGGTTAGAAAGTTCCTTGTTCGTCTTAAAAGGATTTTCGGTTATGGTATATCCAAATTCGGAAAAAACAAGTTCCAGTACACGCCATACATATAAAAAAGCCGTTACGCCGTAACCTTCCGGAAGTGTTACTGCAGTCGGAGTACCATTTACTAAAAAAGTTTCTGTTCTTGCTTGATAACGTAAGCGATATACTTTACTTCCTTCTGATACAGGTGTGATATAGTTCAAGTATTTAGGGTAAAACTGATTATCTTTCGAATCGTTACCGGTCATAATCTGAAATACGGCATAATCAGTCTGATAACCTCCTAAAACTTGTTGCAAATGTGCGCAAAGAGAATTAACGCTGCTATACTCCTTCACAGGTAACGTAATAGCATTTAATTTTTTTGCTTTCCATGCGCTGTAGGCTTCCGAATTGTCAAAGCCGATGTTAAGGGTAATACCTTCTTTTTTACCGGCGGAAACAATATTTATCTTCCCGGTACGTTTATATGCTCCGTCCAATACTGTACATGCCTGATCTTCATTCATCGGCTTTATACCCATGTCCAAACGGTGAGCAAAACCGGTTATTTTAGCATTGTTGCCGGTACATGGAACCGTAACCGGTACGGTTTGCGATCCCCGGTCGTTCATGACAGGGGATTTTTCATCAATCTGTACGGTAAAGTCACCCCCTAAATCCAGATAACCTTTGTTCGTCTTAATCTTTAGCATAATGATTACTTATTTTCCGCGTGTAAAGGTGTCGCGGGCGTTATCTATAGTTTCTTTAGCCTTCTCCAAATCCTGATAAACGATATAGGCCTTTATCAATTTGATAGCCTCACAGGAGGCGCGAAGTTCCTTTGCCGCTTCCAGGAACTCCCGGTAGGAAGAATCCCCCGCAGAAGAGGTAACGTAACCGCCTTCCGCATATTCACCCGGATTCTGTGGCAACGGGTTCGCATTGGTACGCTGCCGCCTGATCGCTTCGATAGTGCTAACAGCGTCGATTACTTTAGGATTATTCATTTCCGGCTGTGGTACCACATATTCTCCCTTATGAACTACGCCGGCCACTTCATAGCGTCCACCCGGACCGGTGTAACCACCTTCCGAATATCCACCACCGGAAGAACCGGAAACAACACGTTCAGCCGTGGCGGTCTTGCTGCCGGTAGTGTTTTTCAGGGACATGTTTTTAATTCTGTCCCGTTCTGCTTTGGCCGATGCAAGCTGGGCCACACCGGTAGCCGCAAGCATTGCTGCAGCAACGGTTCCGGCGATCGGTCCTAAGTCCGCGTACGCCTTCATAATCGAAACGGCTGTATCTGCTATGATCTGGGAACACTTGATAGCAAAATTTACATCCGCATACTTCTTTTGAATCTCCAGTTTCTTATTTTCCTTCTCTTCTTCCAGGGCGGCAGTATCTTCCCCGTTGTTTTCGGCTTCCTGTATGAGAACATCGTATTTTGCTTCCACCTGGTCGATTTCGGCTTGTTGAATGGCTTCCACCATGGAAGAGGAAAGACCGGAATAATAGTCAAAGTATTTTTTAGCGTTATTCATCTGCATTTGCAGCTTTTTACGCTGGTATGTCTTTTCATCTATTAATTCCTGATCGTGCAGATTCTTTAACAGGGCCAGTTCATTCTGGTATTCCTGTGCCCATGATACGCCGATCTGGGATTGAATCTGGTATAAACTATTCTGGTACTCAAATTCAAGCTGGCTAATTTCCTGCTGTTTCTGTTTCTCCAAACCAACGGTAGAAATTCCCGCCTGCCTCGCTATCTCAATTATGGCATTATAAGTCGTTTCTACATCCTGAACCTGTTTCCGGTGTGCTTCCTGCATACCGGTTATTCCTACCGGAACGGAAGTTATTTCACGTACTTTTTGAGCAATGGCCGCCCGATCACGCAATAACTTCATTTCAGACTCACGCACGGCGTCGGCCGCTTCCGTCGCTGTTTCTATACGTTTCTGTTTACCGGTAATTTCCAAAGCGGCAATATCATTCTGGTAAGTACGGTTTATCTCCAGAAGTTCTGCGGCGTGCTCCGCTTCAACTTCCAGCATATAGGCGTCGGCGGCTTCCTGCGTGATACTTTGGTTTAATACCGCTTTTTCCATGGTGTCCTTCTGGACATTGTAATAGGCGGTTTCAATCTTTAACCGTTCGTCCCGTTTCTCCTGTACCAGTTTTATACGGGCGTCCTCCTGCTTGCCGGTTTCCGTAAAAATGGCCGTCTGTGCTTCTGTTTCGAGCTTGTGGATTTCATCGAGTAATTTCTTTTTATTAGCCGGCGTTTTTGCTTCCAGCTTCTGGAGTGCGTCGATACGTTCCCGGTAATAGCGAAGGTTTTCCGCCGTCCCTTCGAGAATATACTGGGCTTCCGTCTTATTTTCCTTCTCCCGGTTCTGTTTGATTAGAAGCATACGTTTTTCGTGCTCGATCTCCAGAGGTTTTAACGTGGCGTCCGTTTCCGTATTTTTATACTCCCCGGCTTCCGCCTTCTTTTTGACCTTCCCCAGTTCGTTTAAACGTTTTATTTCGGTGTCGATACGTTCTATTTCCTTGTTTTTCTTGGCGATATTCGCTTCGCTGTCTTCCGCCCACTGTTCCTGAACCTTTTTCTTTTCGGCCTCCAGTTTCTTTATGAGGGATGTTTCAGTATTTATATTTTCTTTATTGGTTCCGGTTAATGAAGTGGCCGTCGCCTCTGTTTTTAAGATATCATTATTGATCTGGGCGATTGCTGATTCTATACCGGCCAAATCCTTCTGTGTTGTCTGTAGGGCTTTCAACTGGTTAGCCTCTTTTTCCGTACCAAATAAACGGCTTATTTTAGCGGTAAGACTGTTCCGGTTATATCCTGACAATGTATTTTGCTGGCGGGTGTCCCAGTAAGCGTCGCTTTGCTCTGATTCCTGGCTTTCAAGATTCCTTTTTTTCTTGTACAATTCTTCCAGTTCCTCCTGGTAAGCTTTCAACTTGATTTGTTTTTCCAAGGAAACTAAATATTGATCTATAGCCTCCTTGTTGTTGTTTATGAGCCTGCCTTCTTCATTCAATTCCGCATTATAATCCGGTATCAGTTCTTTTAATTCAGCGAGCCTTTGTTTACGGGTGTAGTTGGAAAGGTTCTCGTCATTAATAGCAGCTACAAGAGTTTTTATTTTTGCTTCCTGGCTGGCATATTCTTCATTCACTTTCTTTACGACTTCCTGGTGGGCCTTCATCGCCGCCGAAGCCTGTTCCGTCTTCTTTGCAAGCTGGTAGATAGCAACACCGGCTGCCACGAGTAACGCGAGCAGGGCCGTATATGGATTCTTCAAAAGTTCGATCCTCATTAACCGAAGGGCGGCGGTACATCTTTTAATATTCAGGTGCAGCAATGCCTGGGCCGCCGCATAAGCCAGAGTAGCCGCCCGGCTGATATAAAGCTGTACGGCGTGCGCTTTCTCTGCAACGACCGAAGCAAGGGTCGCCGTTTTAAAACGGGCGTGCCACATGGTAGCGATTTTCAGTCCTCCATAGTAAGAAACCAAATAAGCGGTAACGGTATAAGTGACAACACCCCATTTATTAAACATGTCGATCATACCGCCCACACCTTCCACCATAAGCGTAACAAGGTCTATTAAATCCCGAAGAATACCCTTTGATTCATAGAAACGTAAAACTACCCCTTCGATAGTTGAACTTAATGTATTGAGGGAACCTTGTACATTATCACCCATTTCTTCCGCCATGGCATTAAATCCCTCTTCGGCTCCTGTTACTGCATCACGGAGATTTAAAACGGTATCAGTACCATTTAAAAAGGTATTAAATGCGGCAACCGAACGTTTATCCGTTAAATCCAGTGCCTTATTAAGGTCTATTCCTTCACTGTTCAGCTTTTTCAGCCCCTTTACAAGGTCTTCTAAGTTATCTACAGGACCACCAAGGGCAAGTGCAAGTTTACCGCTACCGTCAGCCAAGTTAAGCAAAATATTACGTGTTGCCGTCGCTGCCGATGAAGCGTCGAAACCGCTGTTTGCCAAAGCCCCCAAAAGGGCGGTCGTTTCCTCGATCGTGAATCCGAAAGAATTAGCAACCGGCCCAACAATAGACATTGCCGTATTTAAGTACTCGAAGCTTAAAGCGGATGCGTTACATCCCATAGTCATAGTAGAAACAGCCCGTTCCGTATCTTCCGCATCAAGGTTGAAAATACGCAATGTTGCACCGGCAAGCGTAGCAGCCGAGGCAAGATCAGTGTCCACAGCCTTAGCGAATTTCAGCACGGAAGGCGTCATCGCTTTAATATCCTCTTTAAAAAATCCCAGCTTGGCAAGCTCTATCTGAAGTTCCGTTACCTGTGCGGCCGTATAAGAAGTAGTAGCACCCAGCCGGCGCGCTTCATCTGTTAAATCCTTGATACTCTTTTTCGTGGTTCCCAGAATAGCGGCCAAAGTACTGTTTTTCTTCTCGAACTCTATAATAGTACTGATCGCATCCCTTAGCCCGCCGACAATCTGTCCGGTTATCATTGCGCCGATAGTGACAAACACACCGGCCAGAACCGTTTTTATCTTATTCAGGGAAAGAAGGGAACCGCCGAAACCTTCCGCCTTTTTCGTGGCCTGCCCGTATGCTTTCTCAACTTCTTTCAGTTCCTTCTCCAGGGCGGCATATTTTTCCGGCTGCAAGGATTTCACCGTATCGCGAAGCTCTTTCCGCAAGGCGTTTGCCTTCCTTGCCAGCTGGTTGGCACTCATGGTGGTTTTATCCAGCCGTTTCTCACATTCGGCAATCTTCTTGTTATTCTCGCCGATCGTCTTATTATTTTCTTTCAGTTGCTCATCAAGCCTTTTCCATTGTTTACCGCCAGCTTTCCCGGTGGCGATTAAATCGGTCATAGCCTTTTTTATCTCCTTATTGCTATCCCGGAGCTCCTTGTTCTTTTCTGAAAGATTATGTATTTCCTTCTGCGCATCGGAGGCGTTCAGGGTTAACACCCATTCGATATAGTCAGGTTTTAATTTTGCCATAAGAGTAAATTTTATAAGGCAAAATTATCCTGGTGTAAAGTGGCGGAAAAGGACACAAAAAAAGCCCGTAGAACCATTCTACAGGCTTATTATACTAAGAAGAAAGTATTTTATCTCTTAAAGGTAAAATCCGAAGGATCAAAACATTCTTTATCCTTAATTGTTGCCCGATCTATCATCCAGCAAATGTACCAGGTTAGAGGAACCGATATAAGAGGCGTCACGATAAAGGAAAGAAAGGCAAAAGCAAGCCACCCGGATAAAGTAGCCGGTTTATGCTTACATCCTACGAAAAAAAATATTACCAGGAAAAAGCCGATCAAAAATAAAATATCTTCGTATGTCATACAATCATCGTTAGTTCTTTACCGATATCTTTAATAGTATTTACTATTAGGGCCTCCCGTTCTTGTGAGGGCTTTTTTATTCCACTTATATATTGAGACATAAGGCTTTGACTTATTCCCATACGTCGAGCCACCGCAGAAGCATTTAGTTCCGGGTGAGAAATAAAAATCCGATATAAGAAAGTTTCTTCCTTCTTATCTTGAATAGCTAAACAATCATTCATAGGGTCTAAAAATATGCAGCTATACCAATTTCATATAAAAACTCCGGTGCAAGGTCGGCACCATTGGCCCATTCAATAGTAGCACGGGTTAAACCATATTGAACAAATTTTTCCTTATCCAATAACTCCCCGAAAACCTCACCTGTAAGATAAGGTTCCAAATTTACGATCTTTTTACTCCCGTCGCTGAAAGTAACAAGAAGCTCGTAATTCCTAATATAATCCACATCTATAACCCGTAACATAAGCGTTTATTTTAATGGTTCAATTTTATCTATTTTTTCCCCTTTTTGGGCCTTTTCCCAAAGAGAAAGTATTTCTGCCTCGTGCAAGTTAATCCACTCATTTACTTTTGCAATAACTTTAGCTGGAGCCTGACCGTCTACAATCCGATCCAATACGCTAATAGAACATTCATAATCACCATAAGTAAAATGAATATGTGGCGGATTATGATCTTTCCAATAGAGGAATATAATAATACCGAAGAATCTACAAATTTCAGGCATAAACTTTGTTTTATTGGTTACTGAAACAAAGATAGGTAATAAAATCATTACCTACAAATATTTAGGTATTAATTTTATTACCTATTTTAGCGAACTGGCAAACATTTCTTTTATCCTTTCCCTTACATAATCCTGATATTCATATTTAATCTTCCCGAGTGTGTCATGATATAGAATCCCGTATATCTGCCGGTTATAAATCTGGTAATTACCGTGTTTCTTCATATCCAGGAAGCGGGTATATAATGGAAGGTTAGAATGTGCGATTACTCCTTCGCCGTCCGGAATGACCGAATAATTCGGGTTCTGTAGTGCGGCCATTAATGCACCGGATCGCCCTTGTATGATCTCCCCGGTTCCCTGTACTTTCCTACGCTCACGGCCTTTCTGGTAAATCCGTTTGGTAGCGATATCCAGTTGGGCTTGAAATATGTCCTGTATTCCACGCCCGATCCGGTCGGTAAAAAAATCCGTTTTAAAATTCTCGGCCATTCAGTTAGAATCTTGTTTTAAATGAGAAAGCCAGGCTCCACCCTGCAAACGTCCGGTAAAAGCCGGATTCCGGAAGAGTGGAAAGGCTGGTTAAATCCAGTTCCTTAGTGACAGGGCAACCGGTGGCAGAATCTTCTATCAGCATTTGTTTGATACGCTCCATAACCGGCTGCACCTCTTCGATAGTCTCATAAGCCCCTTTACGTTGGGGATCGTACTTGCTCATAAGGAAAATAACGCATAAATTATTTTCCCTCACATTGTCAGCCGAAAGGCTGGCACCCGTTCCCGACGGGATCAGAATAAAGAGCACCGGACATTCTTCTTTAGATAGTCCCTGTATCGTCTTACTCATTTCCTCGTCAATGGTAACGGGCAGCACCTTCTTTATTTCAGGAATACGTTTTTGCACGCCTTCCCAGTATTCACGGTAAACCTTTATATCTATCATATCGTCAATCCCTGATAACGTTTCGCCTCCCATTCACGGCGGATGACAAGCCCCGGAAGAATCTTACCGCCTCCGTATATCCTCTTTTTAAACTCTGCCGGTATGGATGAATCATACGCATCCGCTCTGATCTTCTTATAAAGCGTTGATTTCTTGAATTTTCCGATACCTACATTAAAGCAAAAACTTACTACCGCGTCAAACTGGTACTGTCCCAAATGAAGGGGAAGCGCGTTCACCTGGTTTTCTACTGCCCTGATATCCGATTCAAAGAAAGCGTCGGCCTGGGCCTCGGTGATAACATCACCCGGTTTTACGCCGGTCGTGTGACCGTAACCGATCGTACATACTCCCGCGGCACATACATACGCTTCCAGGCGTAGCCCTTCAAATTGCTTGATCTTGTTTTTTGTTCCTGTTGTCGTTCTCATTTCTTGTTACGTTTTTGGTGTAAATACTCAAACTTACATTTATACAGATAAAGCAATACATCCCACAAGGGTGTATCGTCCACCTCCTTCTTATTGCCGAACACGCCGGAAGCCGCCACCTCAAAGACTATCCCGGTCCAGCCGGTTTTATCATCCGCCTTCCGGTCCTCGGATGCCGGCTTCTGAAACAATATCCGAAAGTCGATAGCTTCACCACCGATATAAACCGGTCCGGAAAGAACCATTTCCCAAACGGCGGAAAAGAAATTTACCGCATGAAT